AATGGTTTTCTTCATCAAGGAGCAAAGGTTATGGTGTTAGCAAATGAAGAGGCAACCAATCGTGTGTCTGCGAGATACCTAACTGCATCATGTAATATGACTATAGATACTATCAAAAAGGACAAAACAAAAGCTGAACAATTTTTCAACCCTATAAAAGATAAACTTAATGTAGCTGATGCTACTGGTTGGGACTTAGACAGAATGGAAAGGGCTGTTAAGGCGTATAAGCCTGACATACTAATTGCTGACATGGCAGATAAATTCCAGCCTGAAGGTACATATACAGCACATCACGAGAAGCTGAAGGCTACCTATGTCAGGCTAAGAATAATTGCTAAACAATATGATTGTGTGATATTTGCTATGTCACAGTTATCGGCTGAAGCAGAAGGAAAGGTGTTTGTAGACATGTCTATGTTAGAGGGCAGCAGAACAGGCAAGGCTTCTGAAGCAGACGTACTGTTTTGTATTACTAAAACACCTATGATTGAAGGACAACAGGAGGAAGACAGCGCAGAGAGACATTGGCTTGTGCTAAAGAATAAGCTTACTGGTAAGCATGGTAGGGTAGTAACTATGTTCGATCCAGAGACAGCGACCTATCATGCATAGGAGGGTGAAATGAAACTTACCTTAGACATAGAAAATACAGTAACTCGTTTACCTTCAGGAAAAATTGTGCTTGATCCGTTTACACCTGAAAATAAATTAGTTCTTGTATGTACTAAAACAGATTCAGGAGAGGAATCATCATTCTGGTTTAACCACAAGACGCACACAACAGAAGGAGCTAAAGATAAACTACAAGCACAACTGGATAAAGCTACTGTAATTATTTGTCATAATGCTCAACATGAACTCATTTGGTTGTGGGATTGTGGTTTTAAGTATGATGGGGCTGTGTTTGATACAATGCTTGTGGAATATTTGTTTCAACGTGCACAGAAACAACCCCTGTCCTTACAGGCTATAGCAGAAAGGTATTGTCTTGATAATCAGAAGATGGACTTGATGAAAGAGCAACTTAAAGCAGGGGTATCTGTTGACGAAATAGATGGTGATGATTTAGAGGAGTACTGTTTAGCTGATGTCAAAGCTACACAGGAATTGTCTCAGGTCTTAGTTAAGAAATTATACACAACAGAGTATACTTCTCTTAATCCTATAGTAAGCTTAACTAATGAACTGTGTAAGCTTCTCGCAAAGATATATTCAAGAGGTTTTTCCATAGATAAACAAGCCTTAGCAGATGTGAAACAGGAATTTAAAAAGGAACATTCAGAGATACTACATAGTTTAAACAGTCAAGTAATCACATTAATGGGGGATACTCCTATAAACCTATCTTCACCAGAACAATTAAGCACTCTTATCTATAGCAGAAAACCTATAGACAAAAAGGATTGGTCAACAAACTTTCCAAAGTACATGAACAAAAAAGAATTTGATGAACAGGTTAGAAATAAAAGTGCTATTATTTATAAAACAAAAGCAATACAGTGTTCTGATTGTTTTGGCAGGGGGTTTAACACCGCAAGGAAAAAGGACGGTACGTTAGGAAAAGCCAAGAGGCTGTGTAAGGTATGTAATGCTAAAGGCATTCTTTACTTACCACAACAACGTATTGCAGGTTTAAAGTTTTCCGCTCCTGCAGCCAGTTGGGTATCAAATCATGGCTTCAGTACGAGTAAAACAAGTATTGAGATGTTGGAAATGGTATCTAAACGTAAGAATATGGTACAAGCACAAGACTTTTTACATAAGGTGAGGAGGTTGTCTGCATTAGATACATACCTATCTTCTTTTGTTGAAGGTATAGAAACCTATATGAAAAATGACGGTAAGTTACATGTACGGTTAGTACAACACAGAACTTCTACGGGAAGATTAGCTTCAGACTCACCTAATTTACAAAACATGCCTAGAGGAACTACGTTTCCTATAAAGAAAGTGTTTAAATCACGTTGGAAGGAAGGTAAAATAATAGAGGCAGACTTTGCTCAACTTGAGTTTAGGACTGCAGCATTTCTAGGAGGAGATGATTTAGCTAAGGAAGAAATTAATACTGGTTTTGATGTACATAGTTATACTGCAAAGGTTATATCCGATGCAGGTCAACAGACTTCAAGACAAGAAGCTAAAGAGCACACCTTTGCCCCTTTGTTTGGTGCGACAGGTTATGGTAGAACTACAGCAGAGGAAGCATACTACAAGCAGTTTGTACAGAAGTATGAAGGGATAGGGGTATGGCATAAGAGCTTGGCTAATGAGGTAATGGCTACGGGTATGGTTACTACACCTACAGGAAGGCAGTTTGCTTTTCCTAATGCTAAACGTAGAAGCAATGGTGGTATCACTTTCTTTACGGCAGTAAAGAATTACCCTGTCCAATCCGTATCTACAGACATTGTACAACTCACATTACTATTGGTTGAAGAGCAATTACAAAAGAAGCTTCTTAAAAGCATGATTGTAAATAGTGTACATGATAGTGTAGTTATAGACACACATCCAGATGAGGAAGTTTATGTACAACAATGTATCAAACAAGTTGAACATCAGTTACAAAACATGTTGAATGTAAAGTTTCAGATGAATTTTGACATACCGTTGGTTATGGACTGCAAGATAGGAAATAATTGGATGGAAGTTGCATAACTTGCTTGACAAAAACAAATATTAGTGTATAATGGGGAACTTATTTAACAGAGAAAGGATCATATTATGGAAACACAAGTAGCTACAATTAGTACAGATAACTATGATATTATGGCAAATGTTATGGGAATGGGGAAACCATCAGCGACAGAGAGTTCGTTTAGTATCCCTCGAATGAAGATTAGCCATCAGCCTATTATGGATATGGTCGAAACCAAGGGCAAGAAGAGGCAGATGGAGGTAGTTCCGGGTGGCACATTCGCCATAACCGGCAATGATGGTGACGTTAGTTATTGTGAGAGTGTTAAGTTTAGGCCGTTTCTTCAAAGGTTTCGCTATACACGTTGGGTTCCTTATACGACACCAGATCAATATGGAAAGAAGGGTAAGTTTATTCGCTCTGTACTTGTAACACAAGATAACTTTAATAACTCTGATCATATGGATGATGATGGTGGCTTCAATTGTGGTCGTCCTTCAGGTTACATTAAGGATTGGAAAGCATTGCCTGAAGCTACTCGTCGTTTAATATCTTCTGTAAAACGAGTACGCACCTTGTTTGGTATCGTATCTTCAGATGAAGCCATGAATGAAAAAGGAGAAACTTTAAATACTCCTATGGAAGCTCCTGTCATTTGGGAGATAGGCAATAAGGATGCCTTTAAGGTCATGGGAGAGGCTATTGGAAGGTACTTTTCAGCAAAGCGCCTTTTACCTGATCACGTAATGACTATCACCACAAAAGGAGCACCTATGGCTAACGGCAATATGTTATATAGCCCTATTCCTGTGGTTGATTTATCAACTAAGATTGAGATTAGTGAAACGGATCAAGAGACATTTGGTAATTTTGTATCATGGGTTGATGGTCAAAACAATTATGTTACAAACAAGTACAAGGAAAAAAATAGTGGAGGGTCTTTTTCTCAAGACGACAGCAGCCTTATAGAGGAGTTTGTTACTGTAGTAGAGGACGTTTAGATGGAACATCCTGTTGAACTACTCGTCCATAACTACTTTACAAAAGTTCTTGATGGTTCTGCAAGTATGGCTGCAGATACAAAAAAGAAAGTAATGAAACATGTAGAGCAATCATTAGATAAACAGTTTGGTGATAAAAACAACAGGAAGTTTCGTTTACGAGCAAGCAATATCGGGAGGGCTACTTGCCAACTTTGGTTTATGAAAAATAAACCTGAGAAGGCAGTGCCTCCCGGTACTAATTTTCTGTTAAGAATGTTGATAGGAGATATCACTGAAGCTGTGTTCAAGGGTGTGTTAACGGAAGCAGGAGTTAATTACGGAGAACCAGAAAAGGTTCAAGTAGAAGTAGCAGGAGAGATGGTTAGTGGAGAGTACGATCTTATTGTAGATGGTAAGGTTGATGACATAAAATCTGCTAGTCCTTGGAGTTATAGAAACAAATGGATAGGAGGAGAAAATATAGCAAAGTATGATAGCTTTGGTTACATAGGACAACTTGCTATCTATGCTAAAGGTAAGGAAGTAGAAGCAGGTGGGTGGTGGGTTATCAACCACGCATCAGGTGAATTTAAGTATGTAAAATACGCCAACAATGTAGATACGGTGCTTAAATCCTTAGAAAAAACTGTAAACACCCTAAAGGAAAATAAGTTTTCTCGTTGTTATGTGCCAGTGAAAGAAACTTATAGAAAAGTTCCTAGTGGGAGATATACGTTAGGTACTGAATGTAAGTTTTGTGATTTTAGATTTGCTTGTTGGGGAGATGCACTATCAGAACAAGAGTCTAAGGTAAGTAAAGCAAAAGAAAAGCCTATTGTGCAATACATAGATAGAGGAGTAGTATTATGAGTGATGAAGAAAGTAATTTGCTATTTAGCGAAATGTCAATTAAAGAGTTGACAGAAACTGTAGATGAAATGTCTAAACAATTAATGGAAGCAAAGGCTGCCTTGCGAAATATGAGATTGTCTGGAGTTCGATCAGCTATAGAAGCACGAAAACTAGCGGATGTTGATCTAGCTGATGAACTTAAAAAATTGGGTATTAGTAATGTACTACCTTCTGGTCCTTTTAGAACGCCTTACTTTAAGTGGTACTAGTCAACAAAACTTTTTCTCTTAACTATACAAGGATACATGTAAAATGATAAAAATAGATATTACAGATTCAATGAGAAAGGCATCCCATAAAAAAGCAAAAGAGATGGGGGTATTATATAAGAGCATTACTCATGGAAAGGGAAATGTCTTTGGCTTTTTAGGCGAAGAGATTGTTAGGAAGGTGTTAGGAGGAGAGGACCATAACACACGGGATTATGATCTATTAGTAAATGATAAAAAGATTGATGTTAAGACAAAGAAAACTTCTGTAACACCAAAATCAAACTATGAATGTAGTGTAGCAGATGTAACAAGAAAACAAGATTGTGATTACTTTGCATTTGTACGTGTGTTGAATGATCAATCTGTTGGATGGTTTCTTGGTTTAAAAGAACGAGATGAATATTATAATGAAGCTGTCTACCTTACAAAGGGGGAACACGATCCAAGCAACAATTACTTTGTGAAAGCAAATTGCTACAATCTTCCAATTTCATCTCTTGACCAAACTGTAGATGGGATTACGGACGATAGTAAATTAGTATGGGTGGCGTAAGGCACCTTGCATGGTTCAGAGATCAAAGTATAATAAAAAGGGATTTGTAAAAGCTAGGAAGAATGGGTTTCGTTCTGGTTTAGAAGAAAAAGTAGCAAAGCAAATACAAAAAGCCAATCATAAACTGCGCTATGAGGTAGTAAAGATTAAGTGGATTGACTTTGCTATTCGTTCTTATACACCGGACTTTGTTCTTGATAATGGTATTATAATAGAAGTAAAAGGCTTTTGGTCTGTAGAGGACAGAAAGAAACATGCAAAAGTTAAACAACAACATACAGACTTAGACATCAGAATGGTGTTTGAAAATAGCAAGCGTAAAATAAGAAAGGGTTCTAAAACTTCTTATGGTATGTGGTGTGATAAAAATGATATACTGTATTATGATAGAATAATACCCCTTTCTTGGATGCAAGAAGAATTACTTTTTATGCCACCAGCGGTTGTAGTTATTAACGAGAGTAAGTTACAAGGAGTACCATATGGGCATAACATTTAACCAAATAAAAGTAAACGATTTTGTAATTGTGTTAAAGCCTGTTATGAGAAAGTTAGACACAGGTAAAGAGACTATGTGGACGGGAGAGGTAGCGGTGAAGCTACTTACCGACTTAGCAAAACATACCCTTAATGATTATGAGTTTGAAAACATGTCTAGGATATCAAATTTAATGGCTGCATCTATACCGGCAATGCACGAAAATAACATTGTACGACATATTATAGATTATTATTTGGCTAATAACTCTCTTGAATTAGATCATATTGATATAGAAGAAGTAGAAGAAGAAGTAACCGATAATAACATTATAAAGCTAACCTTTAACAGTGAAACAGAAGGAAATGCATAATGCCAAATGATGCCTTTATTAAAAACATGGAAAAAGAATTAAAATCTACTGCTATCAATTTACCCACTGGTAAAAAAGATATGGTGAATAGCCCCTCACATTACAATAAGCACGGGATAGAATGTATACAAGCTATTCGAGCTACATTAACAGATGAAGAATTTCGTGGCTATTGTAAGGGAAATGTGTTAAAGTATACTTGGAGAGAAGCCTATAAAAACAAAGATGAGGATTTACAAAAAGCACGATGGTATTTAAACAGACTATTAAGTGAATTAGGTAGCGATCCATGAAAGCTAGAGCTAATATATTTTTAGAAATTGACCCTGAAGAATTTTTCATGCCCGTTGATGGTAATCCTACAGATGAACTTACTGACATGCTATATGAACTATTAGAAAATCTAGATGGAACTAGTATTTTAAACCTAAAAGTTAAGTGCACTGGAGTACCAAAATATGAAACACATGAATGATTATCAAAGGTTTATTGCTCTTTCAAGATATGCACGTTGGCTTGAAGAAGAAAATAGAAGAGAGACATGGGA